CTATTTTGCTCATTATTGATCCTCCTTTAATAGTCCTGCTTTCTTCATCAAATACGTCAGGTCAGGTTTCTCATAGGTATCAAAGATATCCCGACCAATTCGAGTGCGGGCACTGTAGTATCCATCGTTCTTTGTCAATAGTACATGCTCAACGCCTTTTGATGTGCGTTTGGTCATCGCCACATAGATTTCGTCAAACAACAGTGGGATTTTGACCTTCAGTTTCCCAGTTACAAGAATGTCCATCTTCACCTTCCCTGTCACCTCATCCTTAACTGGGTCAAGGTGGGCAGTAAGAACAACGTTGCAAGGTAGTGTAGTGAAGATTTTCATGTAGTCACGCATTACATTAATCTGTAGTAAGTAGTCCTGTTGGTAGGGGACACCGCCTGGGCGTCCTTGTTTCCGGAGGATTTCGTTCATCAGCGCATCAGCAAACGTTGTCACTGAATCGATAGCAAACGTGCCGATTTCATTGAAGACTCCCTCTTTCCGAAGTTTCTCAAATTCCTTTTCCCACAGTTGAAATACAGTTGGGTGTTTTGGGTCTTCGTCTTCATAACGCACATCGGGGATTACAATTCCTTTATCGATCTCAGGCCGGAGTACTTTTAGACCGCCAGGGTCGAATGAGTGTACGAGTACAGGCCCTGGAGCAGTCCCCAATAGACGTGTCTTTCCAGTGCCCATATCTCCGGCAACAATACAATTAAATGTACGTTGCCCTGGGTCTTCCTTGTACCGCTTTAGTACATCCTGCAATAGTTGGTTCATTTCTTTTCCTCCCGTTTTTTAGCCCAATCGAATAAATCGAGCTGTCCAGTTTGATTGACGTCTTTAATAGGTGCCCCTTCCAAGTGAGCCTGTGCTCCCTCGTCGAGATCACGAGGATCCCACCATCTTACACGAAATCCAGCAGGGGGTTCATCACTTCTCAGTACGGGATTGTCCCAACTCATACACAGATCACGGTAGGGGCAGCCGTAGTAGTTGCTACAGGATTGAGTGTTCATTCGGAATGTGGTCATGTAGCGACCGGTGTCTTTATCGACACTCATCAGGTCATCCATTATTGACTGTACCCACTTCAACATATTAAGACGCCAGTTCTCCAACATCGTCTCGTTTTTCATGATTGGGACACGAACGAAGTCAGGCTTCTTCGACTTGTACAAGAAGATGCCATTTATCTTAGCACCCCAAACTTCGTCTGGATTGAATAGAGACATTAGTAGATGTATGTAGAGACCAACTTGGACACTAAGTGCCCATTGATCAATCCAGCCCTGACTCAATCGTGATGCGGTTTTGTGCTCGAGCACGAAGATTCCGTGATCGTCTCGAACAATGGCATCAACCCTGAATAGAATAGGAATGTCTTCGGCCACTAGTACTTGTCCGCTTGTCTCAGTGTAGAGGACGTCGAGCTCAGCATCCTCGTGCTTATAGCGCTCGGCGTAGCCAACAAGAGCCTGCAATGCCCGAGAAGGGGTCTTTGGCTCTCTCATATCGTCAGTCTCTGGAGTGAATTCCGGCTCGCTTCTGTAATCCTCGAGGAATTTGTCGTAGGCCTCCATGATAGACTTGTCATCCATCCCGTGCAGCAATAGATGCTCAAGGGCGATGTGAAGAGCACGGCCAAATACAAGGTGATACTTTGATCGATATGTGTCAGGCTCCCATCCTAAGACGTAGCGGAAAAAGAACGACCGAGGACACTCCATATAGGACTTTATCTTTGAAGCGTCCAACGTCCATATCGATGGGTGTCGATCAGTTATCACCTTTAGCCCCTCTCAACATGTCTTTTAGTTCAGTCATTATGCCCATCGTTTTTCTTCCAAAAAAGTAGCCGGTGTGAAACGCCATGTATATCACCTCGGCTGCATTGTTACATCCCTCAAGCGATATCTCAAGGGCTTCAGATTTAGACAGCCCATCTCGTTCATCATCAGCACGATTGAGACGTTCTCTAGCATCTTTTACCAGTTCTTCTTGTCGAGTATTAGAGATGCCTAACGCTCCACTTACGCTGTCTTTTGCATGATTCCAATTGATTGAGTATTTCATTTCCTTAAACCTCCACATTTTTAATTAATAGAAAAGGGATACCATACGGTATCCCCAACAATTGTTACAGACCTTGTTTGATAGATTCCAACAGAGCCTGTTTCTCTTCCGGACTCAACTTAGCAAACTTAGCTGCCAGCTTTTCAACCGGACTCTTTGCACGACTCATTGTGGCATCAGGCTTCCAACCATTCAGTACTTGCTGTACTTCATCAATCGACTTGCCAGCCGTCAAATGGGTACGAGCCACAGCTTGTGCTCTTACAACTGCCTGTTGCCGATACAGCTTGAAGACAGTATCTTCCCCGTACTTTTGAGCCGCGTCCTGCAGGTTTTCACCGAAGTCATACTCGAATTCGGCGCCTGAGACGTTAACTTTGGGAGCGGATACTTTAAACTTCATAAGACCTCCACTTGTTTGATTTTTGGTTTTCCATTAACCGGATGGTTAATGGGGTTATTTTGTTTTGGTGTTTGTAATATACGAAATTTTGTGTCACGTGTCAAGCGTTTTTCAAATATTTTTATGTGATTTGGTAAAATATTTTGAATTTTTTGACGTCCGGTGGAATCTGTACGCTGGTACGTCATGTAAATATTTCCGATATTCATGTCAAAATGACAAACACTTAGCTATCGACTATCTTTTGGGCTCTTTGTTTTCTGCTTAGTTACATCGCTTGCCTTTATGTGGTCTATTATGTCGAGGATATCTTTCTTTAGCTCTTTATGTACTGTGTTGCCTACATCCAGTGTTTTTGTTACTGTTGCAGGGGTTACGTATTTAGCTACTACGATTTTATAATATGTGTCCTTTGACGGGACGACCAATAGTAAGAGTACAGACAGTACAAGGAGAGCTGTAGATAATTTTGCCCACCTTAATATTTCTAACACTGGGACAGTATCATCGTGTAGATAACTTAGTACAATGGATATCTTCTCTTTATCAACGTTGTCAGAAGATAGTAGCTCCTTTAGGTTGAATTTGTGATATGCTCTTTTAACTCTATTCTGTAAGTCAGGTAAGCTAACATAGTACGTTGACCAAAGGATGACAGCGCCACAGAGAGATATCACTAATAACACTGCTGCTACCATATTAAGAGCTTTAATTACATCAGCAATGTAGAAAATCCAAGGGCTAATAATTGGTTCGTTCATTTCTCATTCCTCCCTTCTTTGTAGCTGTAAATCACTGCATCCATATCCCCAAGTATCTCATGCGTAGTACGCACCATGTCGCTTGTTGGCTTTCCAGCCGACATAACAGCCTCAGCATGAAGACGTAGTATGTCCATCAGAGCCTCAACGGCATCTCGAAGTTCTTTTGCGTTCATCTTAAAATCCTCCATTTTGGTTAGTGGCTTTGTTACATTTTGTAACATAGTTATAATTTTATCGGACGTATCAGAACGTACAACATCGTCAGTATTGTAGCTGCACGTAGTAAGTAAGTTGTCATATACTGTGCACCTGCATCGCTTGTAGAATAGAATGAGTCCTTGGGTATTTTGCCTAGTATGAAGTCAATAAATGTGTAGTTGTCTGGTATATCACAATTGCTCATTGCCACAAACAAGGCAATCATGAATGCCGTCCAGCTTACCATACTCAGTACACCCAGTACAACGCACAGCCCACCTATTAAAGTAGAAAGATCATACGTCATTCCTTTCCTCCTCTCTCACCATCATAAGGTGATTTAGATAAAAAGCTCTTTATCCTATTACGTTGCCATAATAGAGTAATGATATGACCAACTTTCCTGTTTCGTCTAAGTTCTTTTTGTAGAGCCTTCTCGTATGGGATGACAGCATCCCGAGTTTTAAACGTATGAACTGAGTTGTCGTCCATGATGACGTTTATATCTCCACTGTAGCTAATGTTGACCTCTTGTGCATCAACCCATAGTGCGCAGGATATCCTGTCCCACAGCAGTGGAGTGTACAGTACATGTTCGTGTATGCCTATGGGTGTTGGGTTTAGGTAGAAGTAATTACTTGTGATGTCCTCGAAGTCCGTGTACATTAAGTGCTTTGGGTGTATTAGTACAGAGTACACACCCAGTGCTTGGACTCCTTCCTTTAGAGATTGTACTTTAGTTGGTACGAAAGCAAAAGTATCCACTAAACCATAATGCAAAAACATTGTGTGATAGCCAAAGTCCTTTGGGCATGTAGAGTAAAGGCGGGCTGGGTCGGAGAGTCCGGACGTGTTATCTATTTCGTATTCATCCGACATAGGACTTATAGATGGAATGCCCAGCATTTGTCCGTCTCTAACTACGACGCCCATTTGTCTATAGGACATGATTGGTATTTCTGAAGTAATTGGGATTGGTTTTATTAGACACATCTCTAATCACCCCCTTCAGGTATATAATCCTTGCAATCTGCAACATAGTGTGTCCACCTACAGTTTCCTGTGGTGCGCTCATCATAGAATGAACAGTCTGTATTAGCACACGGAGGGACTATTTGTGCATATTCCTTCCGCAGCTTACTAATTTCATCCTCAAGGGCCTCAATCTGTTGAACTATTTCATGAGGTTCCATTACTTATCCTCCATATTACGCTTGTAATAATAATTTGTTATGAGATACTGTGTTACATTTTGTAACAAAGTTGCAAAAGGCGCCTCACTCCCCTAATATGAGGCGCCTGTAAGGGGGACACACCTAAAGTGTGTTAGTTAATCACCACCTCCTTTCCCTTCGTTGAACATGCTGATTAGTTCATCTCCCACCTCTATCGCCTTGGCCATTCCTCCAGCAGTACCAAGAACAATAGATACCAGTATAGCATCTGCTATCGTCTTAGATTTGCTAATTGCAAGAGCAATCATGACGAGCTTTGCAACATGCTGACTTGAGTCCACTTCATTCATTGCTTGGAGTATTGCACGTACCACGTGTATTGTAGTGAGCACTTCCTTCCTACGGCCACTTGAGTTCAGCAGAAATAGGATGATTTGTCTTAATAGAGATTCGTCTGCACTAAACGATAAGTCCCGTCCGAAGTTGAATGCTTGATAGCATATGTTGAATGTGCTTATCTCAGAGGGCTCCTCTACAGATGCCTCAAGCAAGAAGTTCTGGAACTGCTCGATTACTTCCTTTAGACGTGTTGAGTCCATTAGTTTACCTCCTCTTCCTCCTGGGCATGAGTTATAATGCCAAATACTAGACAAGCCATTGTAAATTCTCCGATCGTACGTGTCTCCTCGTATACCCACTCTAGGATTTGGGTGGGTTCGACAGTGTCCTCTGGGGTTTCATCAAAGCGACTGTTGACTATCCTGTCTATTATCCCTGTTACATCGGTTGGAGCACTGTCTAATAACACACGAACTACAGGAATCATCAGTGCACCGTGCATACGGCTTAGATTAATGCCACGCCTAAATGCCTCAATGCCAGTGATAATTATGTCACTCTTGCCCTCTACATATTGAGCATTTAGTCTGGTCAAATATCCAGCACATTGCATGGCAATGTCTTTTAATTCATCACTAATTGGTTCTGGGTTACTCATAGTTCTCTCCTCTAAAAATACGACGTGCTATTACAAGTGCCTTTCGCTCCGAAGGAGCAAAACAATAACAGTGGAACACGCCATCTTTGTTCCAGATCACCTTTGTTTCCTCTCCAAGCCACCATTTCAGACCGGCCATCTGAAGATCACTAACACGGCTTGTGTATAATAATCTGCCCCTTTCAGCATTAAGGGCAATATGCCATGCCTCTTTCCCATCAATTCCCTGTACGTCAGTACGAATGTAGGATGGGACTTCAGTGATCTCAGCACTGTCCAGATGAAACGTTCGGCGAATTGTGCTGAGTACGTCTTTGTACTCGGATGCAGCGATGACTACATCATCATCTCGTAAGAGCCACATTTTTTCCTCCTTTTGACTAATTGTTTAACTGTTTAACCACATCGGCGTATGGGTAGTTATGCACTATGCTTAGAGCACGGGCTCTAATAGCAATATCAATGGAGTTAATAATCAATGCGTAAGGGGGAGTATGTACTCCATTACGCTGTTGCTCCAAATCAGTTCCATATAGCATTACTATTGCACTGTTGTACAGTGCGGCGTTGTCCACATAGAACTTGTTGCACACTATTTCTCCGTCCTCTGGATTTAAGTAGTAGCGAGCCCCCTTTGGTATTATGATGGGCAGTTGGATGAAGCAACTACTATCTGTAATGTTGCCTTTCTCGGCAGAACCCAACAGGGCGTGGAAGCCCACATAGATTTCATCCAGCTTGTTTGGATTTAAGTTGCTGTGAGGCATCTCTCCTTTTATATCACCATATTCGATTTTGTGTGTTAGGTCCTCTACATTAACCGCAAGATTTCTGTAGATGTAACCCATTGCAGGGGACTCAAATACAATCTCCACCCGCTGCTTTTGCAATGGAATGACCTTTAGGCGAAACCATTTCCTCGCCGTTATGTTAACTTTAGCGATATGCCGCCGTTTGTCGTTTGGACTTACGAAGAAGCACATCTTTTTCCCCCCTCTCTCAAGGCATTAATACACCATTTTCGAGTTTTGTCAGCTCCCTATCATACCACTTTGAGCTTTTGCTATACAGAACACGATAGGCGATGAGTGCTAGTAATCGATCAACCTCTACAGCGTGCATCGTATAGGATTTGTCCTCTTCCGCTATGGTAGTGTCTGTCGGTTCAATAGATAGTGATATGTCTTCGGATACGTACTCGAGGTCAACTTGATTGAAGTAGAACGTCGACCCCTGAGGGATGTATCCCTCCGCGGGAACGCCTATCTCAATCTGATCAACTACGCTCCTGTTGTCCTTGTAGGTGTTACTAATACGAGTGAACGATGTCTCTATCATCCGATTCAGCGGATAAGAGTGATAACCTCGACTTATGCGTGATTGGTCATCACTAATACCTAATTCTACATGAGGTAGTTGGATGGACAGGTGATAGTGAGAGAAAACTCTCTTGCGTACATCCTTGCGAGGCACAAATAGTGTCTTGTATTCCTGCTCCATGTAGGGAGACTTCATTACAACTTGAACCCCATCTTTCTTTCGGGTTATTACGGCGTGTACTATCTTCTTGATAGGGATGTCTTGTACAGCCTTCATAGGCTTTGAGAACTGAGGTGTTATGACGAAACACATCTTTTTTTCTCCTTTCTACTTATTATGACTCTGCAGCGTATTCCATCGCCATCGCATGCAGTTTTTTGTCGTACCATTTTGTTGTCCTCCCGTACAACGATACATATGCCAGAAGGGCGATGTAGTCCACCGCTCTTACGACATAGAATAGTGTCTTATCATAATTCGATACCATAATTGCCGCATCTTTATCAAGCCCGATAGCAATATGGTCAGACACGTATTCTGCATAGATCGGGTCGTAGTAGAACTGTGCCTTTGATGGGATTATCCCAGACAGTGGGATATGAGTGCTTATGTAGAATGACCTTTGCTTATCTGCGTCTTCCACATCAAGTCCACGTATGAGAGTTGTCCTATGTGCAACATAGGAATGATATCCCTCATCGATGGAATCAAAGTCATCTGGGCTGCCCATCTTTACTTTAGGCAGGACAATGTAAAAGGGATACATATCAGTTTTCATCTCACGCACGTCTTTACGTTTTACGTAAAGAGTGCGATATACTTGTTTTTGGTAGGGTGATCTGAACTTTACCTCTACCGCGTCTTTCGCACGAGTTATTATTACTTGAGCCACCTTTCTAATAGGGATGTGATTATTGTTAATCCCTATTGTAATTGGCTCTGAGAATAGGTCATGAACGAAAAAGCACATTTTTATCTCCTTTTTGCTTAGTTGATTGGTATTACTTTTATCGACAATGGTTGTGAGATGCTATGTTACATTTTGTAACATAGTTACATATCAATCATCCTCTTCGTCTTCATCAAGCCCCATCAGGTGCTCTTCCAACATCCTGTACTTGTCACTCTTCCTCAACTCTTCAATAGACGCACCGTGTTGCTGGGCAATCCGTGCGGCTTGTGCTCGGGCAATCACCCCTTGCGTGTTAGTACTCTCTTTAACAGTCTCTTCCGACACGATTCCGTGTGATAAGGTACTCGTAATTGCAACGGCGATTACATAGGACTTATTTTGCACACCCAGCACACTCATCGCCTGCTCCAATTGATTTGGGTTGATGGTGATTTGTCTCGTTGTCTTAGGTTGCATCATCTCTGGTAGTGGACGCACGGCTTTACCGTTAATAATATGATAGAGCCCTGACCTGACAACAATTCCTAACTTCCTCTCTCCAAATTCCGCCTTTACAGCATTGTACAGCGGAATGGGAATCGTAACATTTTGATGAATATTCATTCAGCCCTCCAGGATATTTTATTTACTAATACTGTGTTTTTAATCAACGTATTTTCAATAACCTCTATAACGTCTCTTTCAATAATACTCAGTACCCTTCGTGCTGTCATGTATGTAGCTTTAATCTCTTCTGATGCCATTTGCAGGGTGTACGTACTTTTGTCATAACGAGTTGCCATCCCGATTCCTGCTTTACGCACGGCTCTTGCTATAACTTCTGCACTCTGCTCATCATGCACATCTAGACTAAACAGTGCCCAGAATTTGTTCTTCCCAGACATTACTAGTGTCGATTTTATGTTGGGTTTCATTTTTATGAATCCTCCATTCTTAGTTGTTGATTGATCGGCCATTTGGCCGATATTGATGGCCATCCGGCCAATTACGTGTATAATATAACAAATTGATTCCACATTGTCAAATATTTTTTGATTGATTAATTGTATTGATTGATTAAATACACCCCCATATTCCGGCCAATTTATTTTGATTCAATTTCATTTCTCATAAAACAAAAACATATTACCTTTATTACGAAAAACATTTTTCAACTATGTTACAAAATGTAACACAATAACTAACCCAATCCATCAAAAACTCAAGAAACAATCACTACTCTCAACTATGTTACAAAACATTATCAGATTGTAATTATTAACAATATTGTGGTTTTTATTTTTTTTCTCTAGAGAAAAAATATATTACATTCTCTCCTTTATACTCTCAATGTTGTTGTTCTTTTTGTTCTTTTTGTTGTTGTTCTTTTTGTTCTTTCTTCTTTCTTTCTCTTTTTATTTTTTTTAGACAGAAGAAAGAAAAACTACTAACAAAACAAAATCACAGAACGAAAAAGAGAATAACAATGAAATTGTTTTTATCGACGAACTTATTTCTGTCAGCGAGATTGTTTTTATCGACGAAGTTGTTGTTGGATTTTATTTGAGAAAAATTTTTGATGCAAAATAAATTTCACGGAATACACCCCTATATTTAATCAATCAATACAATCAATCATACACAAAACCACAATCCATATATCTAATGCCCAGGGAATCTCGTCTTCCGTCTCTCTGTGTAGAAATGTAAGTAGTACACACGTCATATCGTCCTTGTGTTGCGGACGTCGTCCACATGGACACCGTCCATCATTTGAGATATTGTGTTACATTTTGTAACATAGATGCCCGCATCCATCGTCCGAGGACGATGTGACCCATATCACACATCTCAACAATATTTTTATCGTAGATAAAATTGGTGTTGACAATTGAGACGTTATTTATTATATTGTGTGCGAACAATTAAACGGAGGTATCCAAAATGAAAAAACGAAAATTCGTTATTAATCCGACGATTGACCTCGAACATGGACACGTGTCCATCGAGGTTGACCTAGGGACGATGGGCAATGATTTTACATTATTCGTTGCCCACATGATTAACGACACCAATCAATTTAATACGGTTAGCGTCGATGGTCATGTGATTCATATGACCATTGCCTCGTTTGAGGTCGACGATCTAGAATCACGCATTAACCTAATACGCGATTCCATCGTTTATTGGTATCAAAAAATTGACGTGTTAAATGAGTGCATACGATCGATAGATCGCGTGTATTTCGTTTAATATACCAATCAATTAACCAAAATGGAGGTACAAAAAAAATGAGTAACACAACGGTCGTAAAAAAACAATTCACGACGACGATCAACGGCCATGAGGTCGAGACGTCAATATCGTTCGATTGGTCACACGTCCCCAACACCTCGATATTGGTGTTGGCAACTCGTGCCCTCATCATTGATTTGCAACGAATATGGCGCAAAAAATATGCCGGCAATCCGGCACAACTCAAGGATGATCTCGATGGGACTGTATTCGATGTTAAAAAGTATTTAACGGAACGTCCAATCGTCGAACGTCAAAAACGGTCAAAGCTCGACAAGGCCGTCGCGTCGTTGTTAGCACTCGGTGTTGGTGAGGCCGAGATCATTACCATCACAACAGGTAAAGGATATGATGAGGATGCCGTCAAGGCATCCATTGCCCGTGCCACATCCAACGGCAACACCGAGTCCAAAAACAAATCGGATAAATCGGGCAAATAATCCCACTATTCCCATATCCCACAACAATAGCCCGTATCATTCACGATACGGGCTTTTTTATTGCCCCATCGGGCAATTGCCCCTCAATACGATGAACAATCATCCAACAAACAATAGCGACGACAATAATAATGCCCTATAGGCGCACGTCGAAAGACGTGCCCTAGGGGGAAATGGCTTGGGCATCCATGATTACCCACATCTCTACAAAATTTCTGATGTTTTCTAAATTCCACAACATTGTTCATTATCTCACTGACTTTGTTACATTTTGTAACATAGTTCGCCCGCCCCCACGCCCGTCTCGTTTAGCACGTTGGCCGGATGGTGATTTGGAGACTATTTGCGTAGGTCATTTTCGGTGTGTTGGGCACATTCCCATCCCCTCATTATATAATAATGAATAACACCCCGCACGACGCACGCATTTCGCCCGTATTAAACGATTACGGTTTTGGGTATATTGTGGGGTGTCCGGTGGCCAATCGCCCCGTACAACGCAATTTCGACGGTATCCACAATTACTCAAAGATGCGATAAACACCCCCCATCTGTGCCAACTGTATCGATGGGACGGCACAACCCACCTAACACACAATAGGTGACTTCATCGCAGATGTTTGGGCTATGTGATAGAGTTGTGCTATTTGTGTCGCATTGTTCCTTGACATCTACATCTGTATGCCGTATATTATTGGTGAATGAATAGGAGAAATGTGGAATTAACTTTAGGGGTACGAAAGATGGGACGACATCCAACTGGACATAGGAAATGGGAGATTCAACACCTTTGGGAAGTGCAGCATGAAGTCATCAGGCGACTGGTGATCGGGCAAAAGCCCAAAGATATAGCCCGTGAACTGGACATCACCCCACAAACCGTCTCCAATATCCAAAACTCTCGAATAGCCCGCCAAGAAATAGAACGTCTTCGTGCAGAACGTGATCAATCAGCCGTCAACATACTCGATCAGGTCAAATCGCTTGCACCAAAGGCTGTAGAGGTGTTGAAAGAAGTGATGGACGACCCAGGGGCACGTCCTTCAGAACGCATTGCTGCAGCTAAAGATGTGCTCGATAGGAGTGGGTATGCTCCAGTTAAGAAGGTGGCTGAACTCCATGCCCATTTGACACCTGACGACATCGCACGACTTCGAGAGAAGGGCAATGAGGTTGCTCGTTCTGTCTTTGGGGCGAGTGGGGTTGAAATAGTCAAACAAACAATGGAGGATGATTAATATGAAGCGTTTTTTAGTCATACTGTTATTTGTGCTCAGTGTAGTGTGGGCACGTAATATAGTGCATACTCTTAACACTACAGATCTGGTGACACGTGAATACAATACGAGTTGGTCGACTAATATTGATGGTGAAGTTAGCGACAACAATGTTGTATTGTCACTCGATACTGGAGCAAGTACTATCTATACTAAACCCATCGACTTCAGCTATGCAACTGGGAGTGCTGTCTTACGGATTGGCTGTGAGAATGATGTAGGCACGATGGATTTTAAGGTTTATGCCTACTATGCCACAGTGCAAAATGAAGATACGCCTACACTAAATGATGCTCATACTGGAGGTTGGGCATACAAATCGGTTGAGTTGGGTGAGATTACATCTGATGGTGATTATGAATATAATCTGTTAGACTATCCTGAATTACAGGCGCCGATACAAAAAATATATTTTAAAATAGAAGAGATCGGAACACAATCTAATGGATATTCGTTAGGTTTTACGTATGTAACGGAGAACTGATATGAAGCGGATTTTGTCGTACATAACACTGTTGATAATGATGGCGACGTCAGTCGTCACAGGGCAGTGGAATGAATGGAGCAGGCGTCCTGACTGGTCTCATTTAATGCGTCATTTAGTGCCACAAGATAATCTCGCTCTATTCGTGAATCCTGGTGCTCAAATGATCGATGGGGCAAAGGGCAATAGTCAATACCCAGCACTTAAGACGTCTGAAGAGATTGTTCAAAATGCCGACTTCCACGACTTTACAATCGACTACCCGTCGATCGGGGAGCCTGACCCGTTTTATGAGAGTGATTTTAAGGATGGGACAGATGGGTGGAATGCAGTTCGTGGAACAGAAAATGCTCCTGAGACAGAGCCTACAACAGGTGAGACTAACACGTTAAAGTATTATGCCAGTACTGAAGATGGTGCGCATTATATTGTGCAAAATTTGTTGACAACCAATAATCAGTATTACAAAGTAACTGGCAAGGTATATATTCCATCGACAAACACAAATTTAAAATCTGTTATTATTGGATCTGAAAAACTTGTCGAAGGGTGTATTTTTATTGATACGCAAGATACTTGGGTTGATTTTGAGGTTGAAATAAATCATAATCAAAGTACTAATCCGTATATGCGTATTTATGGTGCAACAGCAAGCCACGATATAACTTTTACAGGTGCCGGTTCCTCCTCAGACGACATCTTCTATGTAAAAGACATCAAAGTCCAAAAAGTTGGCCTCATCGCTTGGTGGCAGTTTGACTCCTACTATCACGCACAGGAAGGCACCGGCAAAACCATCCTGCAAGACCTGAGTGGAAATGGCTATGATCTTACTGCAAGCGGTGGATTTGATTACGAGAATCAGTTGACCGGAGATGACCCTGTTTACAAGAATGGAAATGCACTTGAGTTCGATGGGGTGGATGATTATTTATTGTTATCAAAGACTTACACAAACGTTTATTCTCCACAAGATCATAGTATGACGTATTTATTTTATTTTAATAGTGGTGTTTTGGGTTATGATAAAAATGTATTTAGTGCTTTAGGCTCTCCTGGTTATGCTGGCTTGTATATTAAATCGGACGGAACATTACATTTTAATTTGAAGGATGATGATTCAAACGGTAAATATGTTTCTATATGTTCTGTAAATGAAAATAAAGATTATTTAGTTATTTGCTCTTACGATGAGAACAATAATAAGTTAGATATATATGTTAATGGTAATTTAAAACAGAGTATTTCTACATCATACACCACTTTTACTTTTGATTCTAAATTTGATATTGGAAAATCCGCTTTCTATGCAAATGGTTATTTTGATTGTTTTTTGTATAATGCCGCTTTGTTCAACCGAGCCCTTTCTGCCACCGAAGTAAAAGCTCTCTATGGCAAACCCAAGTACTGGACTTGGAACGAAACTGGTACTATCACAAACAACAATTTCAAAGCTGAGTTGAGTGGTGGTGCTGAACTGTCACAAGACATTACGACGGATGACGAGACCCTGTACAAAGAACAGAAAATAAGTACGACGGCTAACAATGTTGATTACTTTGGAAACACTACAAGCCATACAATCACGATCGGGGATGGGACTTGGACTTATGCTGGGGTTAAGGATGTTACGAATGTGGATGCAGTTGGGAGTAATTTTGTTGAGGATTTCTCGAAAGGTGGGGCGAAGGAAATCAACAACCCTGTTTTGAATGCCACAAACTGGGTAGATAATAATGGAGATGGTGTGCCTGATTATTGGAGTACTGGTAATTCTCCTGTTTTGTCTGTAGTAACTGGAAATGGATTCTCCGGAAATGCTCAACGTATAGAAAATAGTGCTTCTGGGCAAGGGTATTTATACCAGAACAATGTTATAAATGTAACTAATATTGGTGAAATTTATAAGATTCGCGTAAGGTATCGTAGTAATGTTACTTTAAAAATAGGATTTTTTACGAAATTGTATCCGCATTCTAATACGGGAAATGCAGTCGAATATGTTGGATATGAAATTGCATCGAGTACAGGACAGAAAACTCTATATGTAATGCCAAACACAAGCGTAGAAGGAGACTGGGTAGAAATAGATGAGATTGAAGTTTATAAAGTCTCCAACGGCAATCACGGCCTTGCTCAAGGTGGCCTTGAAGCAAACCAGCCTGTCTTCCCGTATGCGTGGGAGTTTGATGGGGTGGATGACTATGTGGATTTTGGGGATGTGTTTAACATAAAAGATCATTCGGCCATAATTCCGTTTTGGTTTAAAACAAGTTCTACAAAAACATATCTGCCTTTGTTTGGGAAAAGCGAATCAGCTACATCAAATGGATTTACTTTTTATCTTTCTGCTGGATATTTTAGACTCAATGTGGGGGATGGGACAAATAGTACATCTCATTATTTCGATTCAATTGATCACAGAGATGGTGAATGGTACTTTGGCACTTTAATCTATGATTCACAGAATACAAAGTGGTTGGTTTATCTTGATGCCGAGTTTGTAGGAGATTGGGTTTCTCCCTATACGTATTTTGAGAACACCGATCATTTTCGAGTTGGTAAGTTCTGGGGTGATCTTTATGAAGGTCAGCTTTCATTATTGCCTTATTATCTATTCGACGGTCAAGACGGTCGTGCCAGTGTGATGCCATCGAACTACTACCAACGTTACATCCAAAAAATCTATAACAATACACGGAGGTATTTCCAATGATTCGTGCAACTATGTTACAAATTGTAACAATGTTACTTATCCTCGTATTCAATACGAGGGGGCAAACAATACGACACTTTATGGGCGTATCTAAAGTTGTGACGGTAAAGATCGATACGAAGAAAGATACAGTGATGAAAAAGAATCGTGTTGAAAAGCTAAGTGCATGGAAAGACTCAACCCGTTACTACAAGCAACAACTACACAAAGCCCAACGACTATTACACAAGCAACAGTCTTTAGTTGAATATGCCCGTTTTGTTAGGCACCAAAGGCAGCTGAAAAAGGCCGGATTTGTTCGCCTTTATTATGTGATCTGTGCCAAAGACACATCGGACTTATTTGCTAAATACGGATTGAATGCTTCCATAAGATGGAGTCAGTCTCGTCTGTCTCTTGACAGTACTTGTGCTGTAATAGAGCAACGAATCAATAAGAGTCGAATCAAAGAGGTAAAGCGTGCCTACAAAGACGGGTTGATTAAAGTATGGGGTGTGTACCCTGATATAGGGAAGGTACGTAAGTACCTTTCTAATTGGAAAAATGGGTTTGTAGAAAAGGAGGTGAAAGGTGGCAAAGAGGCCAAAGAAATGGATGCAAAAAGCTTTTAAGCCCAGTCGTCGTGGTCTATTGACGGCAAAGGCTGAGAAAGCAGGTTTTAAAAGTGCCAGTGCATTTGCCCGACACGTTCTTAAGAACAAAGACAGGTATGACTTAAGAACACGACGTCAGGCACAGGCTGCATTGAACGCAATTAAGTCGAAGAAAGGGAGGAAGTAAAATGCCCAGAGCTATTGATTTAACAGGCAGAAGATTTGGGCGTTGGACTGTATTAGAATACTCGCATAGCGCAGGAGTACCTAAAAAGAGGTACTGGCTGTGTAAATGTGATTGTGGAACAGTTCGTAATGTTGCAAGCGGTGACTTACTGAGTGGGAGGTCGAAAAGCTGTGGCTGCTTGCAAAGAGAAGCTGCAGCTAAAGCGCAAAGAAAGCATGGCCATACATCTACTACTAGTGTGTCTAAAGAGTGGCGTGCCTGGAAAGCTATGAAGGAGCGGTGTTATAACCCTAATCATAAGTCATACATTGACTATGGAGGTCGTGGAATAAAAGTTTGTGATAGGTGGTTGCATTCATTTGAGAACTTTTTAGCTGATATGGGAGAAGCTCCTACTGCTATGCACAGTCTTGATAGAATAAATGTTAATGGTGATTACTCTCCAGAGAATTGCAGATGGGCTACTGCTACTGAGCAGGCTAGAAATACTAGAAGAAGCTTTTTTGTTGTTATTGGTGGTGTTAGAAAGACTGTTGCTGAGTGGGCTGAGATTGTTGAAATGAGACCATCCACAATATTTAAAAGATTAGCAAGAGGCTGGACTTATAGTCAAGCTGTGTTAGGAAAGGGGGTGTATGTTGGGTAAGAATTCATATTTTGGAGTTCCTTTTGATTACTGGCATGGACTGATTCCTCTTATCACACAAGTCGTATTGTACCCAATTGCTATGAAGTATTGGTCATCTGTATCTCTATACATAGTTATAATCACCTCTTTGCTGTTATGGACACTGCAGTTTGTAAACGAGTGGACTCAGGCAGTTGACAGCAATATAGTTGTGAAGTATGGTTGCTATGAGAACTTTCAATACAACAGTCGACGGGATACTCGATTCTTTGTAATTGGGTGGATGCTCGGATTGTTTATTGGCCTTGTGCTGGGGGGAATATGGATTGCTATTTGACGGCTCTCTTATATGCAGTGATCGTTGGAGTGTTTGATTATACGATAAAAGGAGTCGTTGCATATAACAAACTACATACATTTTACAGAGGCTGGAGCTGGCATATAACAATCTTTATTGGCTACGTACTGTTGCTGGTAGCTAAGGCAGGCACAATGGGCAACTGGAACATATTATGGATGTTGCCTGCTTATAGCGCCGAAGATGCAACATACTACATAATCGATTCGGTGAGAAAGAAGCGGGTGTGCTACAATTCCTGGTTGGGAATCTGGCGCACACCTGCCCAATACTGGATAACAATATTAGTCATCAATTTAGTAACACTAACAGGAGGGTTTGTATTATGACAGAATCCATAATTCTTGCAATCGCAGCTCCCATTGTAACATTCTTATTGGGGCTCATCATCAAATCGCCGTTATACCAGAAGACTACACACTTGGTACAAGACATCATCAAGTATGCGTCTGATGGTAAACTGACGGTTGATGAGCTGGAGTCTCTATACGATCAGATTGGAGCGATCTTAAAGGACGTGAAGAGGAAATGACTTCCACTTCTGTGGGAGGGCATGGTGTGTAGGGGAACATGGATGTTCCCCAGCACTATGTTACAAAATGTAACAAAGTGAGTGATCATTATGAAACCAAAAAAGATCGACATTGACAAAATAAACAGACTCGAATCAAGTGCATCTAAACTTGGCCTACCGGTAGTAGAGCCAATCCCAGTTGGAGAGGTGCAAGAATATTCTTTAGTGCGAATGATTCCATATTACGTAATCAGATATGGGATGGAACTTGAGCGTCTTGCCCCATTTGTAAAGAATAAGTGGCTTAGCTATCTACTGGTGGGCGTGTCGAAGACGTTGTACTTAATAGGGAGGTATTATAAGATCGTATGAATGGCAATGGTGATAATCGTTTTAAGAGTTGGATAAGCGACACATGGCGTCTTATCGTAGCTGCCTTAATATCATCTGTATTATCAATAGGCGGTTACAATGTGATCTCAGCTCCCTCTGGATTAACAGGCAACAGTGCAATTGATGTTGCTGTGATGAATGAGCGGGTTAAACAGAACAAATCCCGCATTGATGAGAACTACGAAAAGATGTGTCAAGAATTAAAAGCTCTGAATGCAAAAGTTGAACAAATCAACGAATCAATAATAGAATTACAAGTACTAGTGAAGGATGGAATAGAAGATGGCAGACATAAGAGTTATTCGGGTTATAGAAAATAAAGATGGTACGTTTGGAGTATTGGTCGTTGGAGATACTCCAATCGGCGTGACTCTTGAGTTGCCTTGGAGGGACAATGAGCCATTTAAGTCTTGTATTCCATCCGGCTCTTACACATGTCGGCGTGTGATGTCTATGCATCACGGAGAAGTGTTTGAGGTACAAGGAGTGCCTGGCCGTAGCGATATATTGATACATAAAGGAAACCTAAGTGACGACACAGAAGGATGTATTTTAGTGGGAGAAGAGTTTGGTGTATTGAGTGGACGGCCTGGGATATTGAGGAGTGGGGCGGCCTTCAATGAATTGATGAGTCGTCTCTACAACAAGGATGAAATAACAATGGAGGTGCAGTACTGCAATGGAAGTAATGTTGCCTGAAATAGACGAATCTGTCGAATCAATTCTGGCCGCATCATCTATCAACACAGCGTACTTTGGGAAGCTATTTCTGGATGATATATTTACAGCTCCCTACAACGTGTTGCATAATGAGATATTCTCATTAATTGATAGTGGCTACAAAAGGGTGGTTATTGCTGCACCTCGTGGTATTGGGAAGACGTCTATTGTTCGGGCACGGATTATTAGAGACATTTTATTTCGGAAAGTCCATTTTGTAGTATACATAAGCCACAGTGAAACGATGGCTATTATGCAGACTGAGAATATTAAGTCAGAGTTAATGGGCAATCCCACGATTAAGAAATTCTTTGGTGACGTGACGGTGTCGTATTCGAAGACTGGAGATGAGACATTTTCTAAGAAGAGTTGGGTAGCTTTCGGTGATGTATTTGTGTTGCCGAGGGGTGCTAAACAGCAGGTGCGTGGTTTGAACTGGCGCAATCACCGTCCGGATTTAATTATTATTGATGACCTTGAAGATATAAAAGAAGTTAAAAATGAACAGCTGCGATTTGAGTTGAAGCAATGGTTCTTTGGCGATGTTATGAAGTCTATTGACAAATACAGGAATGACTGGACAGTCATCTACATTGATACATTAAAACATGAGGATTCTCTATTACAGACACTGCTTGATAGTCAAGACTGGATTGGAACTACATTGTCTGTATGCGATGATGATCTTGTGTCTAAAGTCCCTGATTATATGACGACTGAAGAAATAAAGGCCGAGTACGAGAGTGCTCTTGAGAAGGGCGTTGTTGACACATTCTACATGGAGCTGATGAATAAAGCGACAGGTGGGAAACATGCCCCCTTCAAGGCTGAATACTTTCGACACTACAATGAAGATGATGAGTTCTTTGTTAAGCTGTTGGAGGAGAGGCAGATTGAAACTGTCGTGCTGGTTGACCCAGGGCGTACAAAGACTGCACACAGTGCAGATACGGCAATAGTAGGTATTGGAGTTGATCTCAGAGGAAATAGGTTGTTCATCCGAGACATTGTGGCACGGCCTATGACTCCTGACGAATTGTACGCAGAAATGTTTGCGATGGCTGATCGTCTTGAAGCCCGCGTGATTGGAGTTGAAGACAAAGGTCTGAAGGAATTCATTCAACAGCCTATTAAGAATGAGATGATGCGTAGGGGCAAGATGTATGAATTGATTTGGCTCATCCCACGACGGGGCGTTGAAGAGGCTGGGAAGGTAGAGCGTATTCGTTCTCTCGTGCCGTATTACAGACAGGGACTAGTATACCACAATAAGCAAGTGTGCAGTATCTTGGAACAACAACTCTTATCCTTCCCAAAGGCGAAGAAGTGGGATGTTATGGATGTTACGGCGTATATAGTAGAAATGATGGACGTTGGAGGTCGGTTCTTCTATCCTAAAGACCTGGTAGATGACCCGAACTACGACGTCGAGCAAGAGTATAAAGAACTTGAACAGCTCGATGAGGAGCCAATACCAGATGACTGGATGGTCATTTGATAACTATGTTACAAAATGTAACACAAGGAGTGTGATAAAATGAAGGATTTAGGCTACAAATATCCAACAAAAGTGCGGATGGTTCCTGGCACTAAAGAACATGATGATCTTGTTCGCCTACTAATGGAGCTTGCTACATCTTCATATAATGCGATGTCTGACAAATATGACACGTGGGATGAGATTGGCAACTCGTTGAGTGCCTACGTACAGTTGGATGATGATGAGCAGGACGTGCTGGAAGGAGACGACCGAAAGCCCGTTTCAATAGTCGTCCCAATTATGTTTGCATCTCTCGAAACAATATTAACGTATTTAGTGGCTGCATTCATCAACAACCCAATATTTCGCTATGAGGGGATTGATGCAAGTGACCATGCTGGTGCAGCTCTTCTCGAAACATTAGTCGATTATCAGACGACAAAGGCGAAAGTTCCATTATATCTACATACAATCTGGCGTGATGCGTTGGCCTATGGAGTGGGTGTAGGTGTTGTAGGATGGGAACAGGTTACAAGGAAGAGGACTGTTAGAGGGAATCCTATTATGGATAAGTTAGCTATGCTATTCCCAGGCATTTCATATGCTCGTACCAGTAGCGTAGTAGTCGACCAGACGAGTACTCTATTCTCGATTGACCCATATCGATTTCTGCCTGACCCTAACATGCCTGTAATGGATGTACAGAGGATGAGCTATGTTGGATGGTACGATCGTGATACATTACGTAATCTGCAAATACTAGAGGCAGAGGACAGTGAGATATTTAATGTTGATTATTTGAAAGACGTAGGAGATGGACGTCTGCAGTTTTTGAAAAACAATGAGTCTGTGTATCCTACTCACGGCGATGATGAATTGACTAAGCCTATTGATGTGCTGTATATGTATGCTAAAATTCGCCCATCTGACTATGGGTTGAGTGCGTCAAAGCAGATTGAGAAATGGTTCTTTATGATTGGTGCTGGGTCAATCCTGTTAAAGGCACAGCCCCTCAAACTCGATCACGATATGTTCCCAGTTGTTGTTACGTCTCCGGATTATGATGGTCATAGTATGACACCTACGTCACGTCTTGAAGTGCTGTATGGGATGCAGAAGACAATTGACTGGTTGTTCTCGTCTCACATTAAGAATGTCCGAAAGGCGATTAATGATATGATTGTAGTCGACCCATACCTTGTGAATATGGCTGACTTAACACGTCCTAGTGCTGGCCGTATCATTAGGTTGAGGAAAGCTGCTTGGGGTCGTGGAGTTAGTGGGGCAGTTGAGCAATTGAAAGTCGTTGATGTTACGAAAGACCACATTTCAGATGTGATGTTCTTATTTGATATTGTACAACGTGTAAGTGCAGCAACTGATATGGTGCAAGGGATTATGAGGCGCTCATCTGAGCGGCGGAGTGCAACGGAGGCAGCCGGAGCACGTGAGTCGTCATTGACTCGATTGGAGCATATTGCAAAAATAATCTCATACCAGTCAATGCAGGATATTGGCTATATGTTTGGAGCACAGACAATACAGTTAATGAGTGATCAGATGATCGAACGTATTGGAGCGAAAGTAGCTGAACAATTAAAATCTGAATATGGAGTCGACCCAAGTCCAAAACTACTAAACATGGAGTATGATGTAAAAGTGCATGATGGTAGTGTGCCTGGGGGTGAGAATGGGCAGTTGTGGGTTCAGCTATACCAAATAATGCTACAAAACCCAGAGTTGGCTGGACAGTTTGATATGGTACGTATCTTTAAGCACATTGCTCGTAATCTGGGTGCAAAGGAAGTCGAGTCCTTTGTACTAAAGGCAAAGCCCTTAACACCTGATCAGATTGACAAAGGAGTACAACAAGGTAATTTAGTTCCGTACAATCAATATTTTAGTGGAGGTCAAAATGTACAAAGTGAAGAGCCGAGCGGAGGACCTGAAGGAGTTCCTCAACTCCCAAATATGGGCTGATATTGTAGGCTTTGTGGGAGACATTCTGCAAGACGCAAAGAGCTCGTTAGAGACTGTAGATGACTGGGATACGCTGTTGCGTCTGCAGGGGGAAATTGCAGCCTATCGTCGTATGATGGCTGTAGTAGATGTTATGATTCATGAACAGGAATTGTTAAACCAAAGTAAAACTAAACATAAGAAAGGAGCTCGTCATGGGGTTGAAGGATGACATTGATGCAATCTTGAACGGCATCAAGGACAATGGAGGGGGCAATCCTGAGCCCAAGGACACACCTAATCCTGATGATGACAAGGATGTGAAGGATGTAAAGGATAATAAAGATGAACCTGAACCGAAGGATGATGGCACTGATGTAGATGATGGTGGAGACGGGGGCGAT